ATATCCTAATATTGCTGGTAACATATTACGCTCCTAATGCTTTCATTCTATTAATTAAACGTTCTGCTCTGTTAGGCACTTGTGTTCTCCATTTCGAGTCATACATCTGATTTGCACTCTCCGTAAAGTCCATAATTGATATACTTGCTCTAAGTTTACTAAATTTACTCAGTCTTGTGTACCCCAAATTGTACATCATGTTGCATAAAATTAATTGCGCCTCTTCTGGCAAGTCATCAAAGTTTCCAAATAAGTTTTTACAATCTGTTATAGTTCCTTGTATATCATTATCAAAACAACTATTTACACGCTCTTCACTTACAGGTGTGCCTACATCTTGTCCATACTCTGGGTCAGTATCACGGACCAGATGACCAATCCCAAAAGTAGGCAAGTTGAGGTGATCCAAATAAATTTCATGTACGTTTCCTTCGTCTGCCTCTATTTCCTGTCGCAGTTTTTGTATGTCCATTTACTGACTCCCTTGTCTTTGTTTTAACACACATAACATGTTTGTGATAAAAATAGTTTCCTATTTTATTAAAAAATTTAGATAAACTTAACCAAAACCACATCATTTTTTGTGCGCCTTTCGTATGCTTTCTTTGCCTCTTTTGAATATACTAGCTACTTTATTTTTACCCATTACCTTTGCTCTTTGCTCTCCAACTGTAAGGATCTGTATCTTTCTCGCAAAAGGTTTACTGACTCTCTTAACTTTTGCAACCGTAGCTCTTGCGTCTGCTTCTGTGGCAAATTTGATACCGACTGTATCTTTTGGGTTCTCATCTGTGTATAAACGCCTGCCAGAACCTTTTGGTTTTTTTCCTGTTCCAACTTTAGGATCTCTTTTTTTTGCCATCTTTCTTAGCCTTACTAGGTAATAACCCTTTATTTACTGCTCTTGCTCTTTCACTAAATCCTAGCTTTTGTTTCTTAGCTAATTTTCTTCTAATTGTGTGAAGTTTAGCTACCATTTTATTTCTTTCTTTGTGTTTTTTTGGCTTGTGCAAAGTTTTTTGCAGTAGGTGCGCCTTTAGCGCCTCTCTTTCTCATCTTCTCTCCACTACCAGCCTTTATTCTTTTTCTTTTTTTATGTATATTTGCGTATAAACTCATAACATGTATCCTTAAATGTCTAAATAAATCTTGTATTACTTTGTCAAGCCTTTCTGCTTCTCATAGGTTCTGAGAGTTCCAATTCCTAGCATGCCACCGAGAACAGTTAAAAGTGTACCCATATCGAAATCAGGCAAATCTGGTAGTTCTAAACCAGCAAAACTTGCACCAAATATAATTAGATCTTTTACGATAAAATGATAGGCAAAAGCAATCGCACAGACCCACCCAACTGCTGGGCGCCAGCCGCCTTTAAATATAGAGCCACTTGCAGCCTCTGCTTTGTTTATTTCTAACTGAGCAAGCAAAGCCTCCTGAGCATGTTTCTCAGACATAGTGGCTATCTCGTGAGCCAATTTAGCCTTTTGATCTGCATCAGGTATAAATTTATCTAGTAATCCTGTAACTGGTCCTATAAGAGCTTGTAACATTAATATACCCTCACTTTATCTGTATTAACATATGGCACAAGTTTACATATACATTCGTATGTATATTGTTCATTGTCTTTCATGTATGTTTGATTACTTAACATTTGACTAAAATCCATACATGATGCCGCACTTCTAAAATAAATTCCATCTCTATCAGCTACTCCATTAAGATAACATGCCAATATAAATGCTGTCATTACAAATCCACCTGTGGTGTTCTATGTATTGCAAACTCTTGTATACTTGCCACAATGTGTAATCTATCTGCTGTCGCTGCTGTAGCTTTTAATATCTCGCCCTCTTGCAATATTAGGTCTCTTGTTAACAATTCTATAGATGTGTTCGCTGCAACTGCCTTAACCTTAAACAAACTAAATACATCACTGCCATTTGTAACCGTTAATGTTATTGTGTCTCCACTACCAGAATCATTAGAAACTATTATGCTATTTACAACAGATGCATTAAAATCACCTACAGTTGGTGCTGTGTATAATGTTGTTATATCTGTAGTTGTTAAATCCAACTTGGCGTTTGTTAAACCCTGCACATATTGTGGTATACTTGTAACTAACATTATCTTCTTCCATCTTGTACAACATTTACTTGAGGCGATCCTAACTTAAATTTTGTACCTAAACTAGTAGACTCTACACGCAAAGCAAAAGTTCTACCTCTAATTCTTAAATCGAGTTTGTTGGTATAAGCCTCTACCGGAGTAGTTGCTGATCTTTGTGCAGTATTGCTGTCATCTGTTTGTGTAAACCCCGAACCGTTATGTGTTCTAGCTTTTACTGTGAAATCAACTGTTGGGTTAACAGATGTAGAGCCAGAAAAACTTACATCTGGTATTATAGAATTAACAAATCCAAATCTATCTGCCTGACCTAAAGCTAGTGGTGCAGACTCTACAAACGCTGTCATAGCCGATCCGTCATCATCAAACCCAGTTTCATGATTAAATAAATACTGACCACCAGTAGCTAATGGCAAGGATCTAATTCCTCTATCTAACCATGCTTGTCTTGCCAGTGTTCCAAAATACCAAACGTTTTCTATGTAATTATATATTACATACTTGTCTATCTCTGTGCTACTTGCACTTGGGTAAAACCAGATAACCTCTCCAAATTCTGTGTTTGCTCCCACATGCACCTTATCTCTCTCTTCGATATTTAAATCCAAAAAAACTTTATCTTTTACACTACAAGGTAACTGTTGTGTTTGACCATTATACAAGTAAAATGTATCAACACCCATCCAATAAACACTATCGTCTATAGCTATAGCTGAATAAGAACTCATTATTGTAATATTTTTTGAAAGCTCTTTTATACCAAAAGTAAATGGTGGACCTATAAATCTCATAGAATGTAATGTTTTATTTGTATAAACTAATATTTGTTCTTTTGTTTCAACAGCCTGCACAAACTCAGATCCTCCACCAAGTCTCAAATCACCTGCTGTGTTAGTGGTTGTTGGAAAAAAATCTATAGGATTTTCTTGTGATGAAAATCTAATTAATAAGGGATCTTGTATGCCATCACCTTGTGTGGCTGAAGCACTTGCGCCTAACCCATCACAACCAAATGCTATTAGATGTCTGTCTTGATCTGAAATTAATATTTGTTTTGCTATTGTAGGCACACTTGTCTTTGTCCCTGCTCTAGTAGATAACTCTACTGCACGAGTGCTAAAGCCATTAGTTTTATCCCAATAAAATATGCCACCATCTCTTGCATTAATAATTAAATCTTCACCAAAATTATCATGTGACCATAATCTTATCTGTGCGCCTGATACAGTAACTGATGCAGCATTGCCCCATCCAACGAAATCATTAGCAGAATCTGCATTGCCAGTGGCTAACCTAACAAGTGTGTTGTCTGCATGTGTTGCAGCATCTGTGCCACTTGCGCCTCTCGTTGATGGACCACCACCTGTTCCTAATGTATTAGAGCTTATTGTGCCAACTGTTATTAGCTCTTCTTCTATTAATATTAAATCACCAGCAGTGATACCTGTTGCGCTATCTACATCTATTGCAGTTTCACTTGCATCTAATGCTTCTGCTAATTGTGTTGCCAAAGCACCAGATGTTGTACCACTCCATTGACCAGCGCCCCAACCTGTACCGCCAACAGTAACATCAAGGCCCGTATTAATTTGATACTCACCAACAACACTACCACCACCGTTACCAGTATCAGATGAATTAGCAGCTATACTAGATGTTATTTCATAAGCATTGGAGCTTATTAATGATGTAATTTGAAACTCTGCATTGAGTATTGTGGCTGTGATCGTGCCTCCTAAACTTGATGCACCAGAAAATGTTACAAAATCATTCTCATTTGCACCATGAGCAGGGTCTGTAACAGTTATAGTAGTTGAGCCATTTGTTGCAGAAAAAGTTATATCACCTGCACTTGTAGTGTTCCTTATTGGCGTAATATCATTAAAAGTTTGTCCTTCTTCTATATAATATTTTAAATGAGTTCCTATACCTAATAAGTCAGATCCATCTAATGCAACCCAATTAAATATTCTTCTAGCACTGCCTTGAAAAGTGTTGAGGCTTTGCTTGACCCAACCACCAATTTTTTCTGGAAATCCTAATCTAAATCTTATTTTATCACAGTCTACAAAACCGCCTTCATTACTATAAGGAGTAATATCTGACACTATGCCTGATTTAAATGTTAGTTTATTAAAAGGCATTAGAAAGCACTCACTGATTTAGTTCCAGTATAACCTGTCTCATCAACACTACCAGTTCCATCGTTTATATCTACTAAAGCAAAAGGTCTGCTACTACCATCACTGCCAGATATAGTGCCAGTTAAACTGAACGATCCGTCAGTCGTAGATCTTGTTTGTGTATTAGTAGCACCAGCCGCAACCGTTACATCATCAAAAGGATCTGCCCCAGATAACACACATGATATAGATAAATTGTTTGTAAAAGCTATTGTTCTGCCACCACCTGATACTGTGTTGTTTGGTATTTTTAAATTAGTAATAGTTGGATCAAGACTTGTGGAGGCCCCGAATGTGTTTAAATCAGTCCTAGCTTGAATTCTAATATCAGTATTACTTCGTTTTACAATCGATACACCAACTGTAAATGTTTCAGAACCGATGCTAGCCGTTCCTAAATCAAAAATTCTACTATTAGAAGTTGTGCTTGTTGGAGATGTGAATGTTGTGGGACCAAGCCCAAAGGTACTGTTTGATAAAGTAATAGAAAATCCAGATACACCTATATTCTCAAAACTTGTTCCACAAACTGTAGCGAACTCCGAGGCTGTTGTAGCCGCTCCACCGCTTAAAGAACCAGTATTACTTCCGGGGTTACTTGGTGCTGTTATTATTTCTGAATTAGGCACATAATGTGTTGTGGATGAAGAAAAAGAACCTCTAAATCCCTGAGCGCAACTTACTCCTGTTGATGTAATATCAGCATCCCTAGTAACTGATGTTACAACTACAGTTGAATTATCTGCTTCGCTTATAGTTGTTGTTCCAGTGTTACTAGTGCTACTTACTGAACTTGTAAATGTCTTTAATGTAGACTGCACATTACCGCTACCTTTTAAATCAAGTGTTGTGCTAGAGTTTGTTGTCAAAGGTGATCCACTAGAGTTTGTTATGTTGTTGCCATTCGTATCAAGAATTATTTTTTTATGTGCAGAGTTATTATCAAGTGTCAAAGCGCCAGTAATTGCTCCAGTTAATCTAAAAAATTGTATTGGTAATTTTGTTTTAGTTGCTCCAGCTTTAGTATTTAAACTACCGCTTGAGTCTACTTCAGTAAATCCTACGTTTGATATTAATGGTATCGCCATGTATCACCTAATATTTAATTGACTCTACAAAAGTAAATATACTTCCATTTTGATTTATTGCTATTGCAAAAGATGCAGAGTCACCAAGACTAACACCTTGTGAGTTAGATGGATAACTCAAAGTTAATGTGTTAGATGAACTTGTCTTATCAACAATTATATACTGACCTATTGCTAAACTGCCTATCGCTAAAGTTAAAGCTACGTTATTACTGGATGTATCGACCTTTTGATATATAGATTGTGCTGAAGATGGTGTAAGTGTGGCTGAAGAAGATGTTATAGCACTTGGCACTGTTACAAGATTTGCGTTAAAGTATGTAGAAAACGTAGCAGCAGTAGTTTGTCTCATTGTGCCACCATCATTTGTTACAATACCATCACCTGCTGCAACTGCTGTTGTTCCAGCACTTGTGTCTCCATCGACAATATTTAGTTCTGTTGCTGTCGATGATACAGCAGTACCAGCTAGTCTAAGTGTTGCCACATCAAGTGCATCTGTTACATCTGTTACTGCTGCACCAGATCCTGCACCATCTGCAAATATAATTTTCTTCGATCCAGCAGCTACGGACACATTGCCGCCAGACCCTTGTGTAAATGTAGCAGTCTGACTTGTACCATTCTGCACTATATAAACTTTGTCTTGATCGTTAGGAGATATTGTTATTGTGTTTGTGCCAGATGGAGACCCACCCAAAACAAGGACTTTAAAACCACCATCTGATAACGTACCATCACTAGTTGTTAAATCATGAGTTGTACCAGATAATGTAATAGCACCTACACCATTTATTGCTCTGTCTATTATATCTAAGTTGTTGTTTGTAGTGTTACCCCAAGTACCAGCTTGTTCACCAGCACCTATCTTTTCAACACCTATGTTTGATGTATATGTACTTGCCATGCTTACCTCACTATTTCTGTATAAGTCTCTGTGCCACTAGGCGTAATCTCTGTCCATGTCTCCGTGCCACTCGGTGTTATTTCTGTATATGTTTCTGTTGTGGCATCTGTTACAACATCTACAAACAGTATATCTCCAGATGATGTTTTTGTAAAATTTAAATCTTGTAAAGATACGCCTGCAAGTATAGCAATGCCATCTGCTGTTTGTGTAAAAGCACTACTCATAGTTATATCAGTAAAGTTAACTATCTTAATATCTTGTGTGGTTTGTGTAAAACTAGAAGTAACCTCTGCGTTTACACTACCAGTTATAAACATACCTGCTGTTGTTTGTGTAAAGTTACCATTTAAAGATGAGACACCTACAAGCGTTCCAGATCCTATGCTAGAGCTTGAAGCAAGGGCGTTCATCTCCGCTGTTGCTAATAATAATACACCACCTACATCAGCAATAGCGCTTTCGGCAATAGCAGCATGTCCAAGCATTACTTCACCTCATCAGGAAAATCATAAATTGGCGCTTTGCCTGTTGGCATGTTATCACTATCTACAGGCACATCAAACAGTTTCATAAACTCTGATAACTTAGTGCAGTTATTTATTTTAGTTTCTATAGTTGCAGTTGCAGTTCTCACATCTGCTCTATACTTAGAAATATCACTTGGAATAGCTGTATCTGTTTCCGATTTTCGGGTCACATACCAATCAGAAAAAGCAAGTAAATAATTAGCTGTTTCTTTCGTCTTTTTTATCCAACTTGATTTTAACCCAAGTGTAACTAGTTGTTTTCCTGTCTCAGGATTTATAACTGCTTTCCCATCTTTGTCTACTTCATTTGTATCTTCTAGTTTTTTTTCAATACCTTTTGCAAAGTAAAATCTGTCATCAAAACTTGTATCTTCTTCGGCTTCCCACGTTAGACCAAAACCTTTTTTGTCCTCGTCAGACCATATCATCCAATTACTAGGATGCTTTATACCATCTTTGTCTGTCCAACTTCTACCTTCTTTTATGTTAACACCATTGTGTTTCCAAACCATTATTTTCTCCTATCTCGCATTAGCGTATTTAAAAGGCGCTTTGGCAAATGCCAAGTATACAAATACACCACCACTTCTATTACTTTCTGTACCATTGTCTCTTATTTTAAATCCATTAGATAAAAGATCGTAGTGATTATAATCTTGGTATGTATCTGTTGTATTTGCGTTTAAATATCCAACTGGGTTTACGTCAATATCTGCATCTACTATATGCCAAGCACTAGAATGACTAGAACATTTAGCTATTACAAATTGAGGGCGAAATCCAGTATAAACAAACGTACCATCTGTTGAGCCATTACCAGTAAAGCTGCCAAATTTTGAAAAGCCTTCTACTTCACGAAATACATAATAAATAACATCTGTGCTTGTAGCATCATAATTTGAATTACCACCAATAACAGTAGAATTAAAAGTAAAGTTAAAAGGTGTTCCTGATGATGCAACTGCGTTGGATTCATTCAAACCTAAATATTGACCTGATGTAAGTGTATTATGGAACACAGTCCATCTTGAATTTGATGCTAAATATTTTTGTATTATAAAATCAGGTGTTGCTCCAAGTCCATGTCCAACTGTCCATGTGCCACTACTAGGAGAAGTTGCTTTTACAATACTAAACCCAGAAGTTGAATTTACTTGTACTGTGCTTGTTATAGAACCATCATTATTTGTTGTGGTTGTGCCACCATTTGCTTTCCAATTCCAAGCAACGTATGTTGTAGAACCAATATTAATGAAACCACCACCACTTACATTTGGTGTAGTAAAACCATCAGCATCAAGTGAACCTAATGTTCCTGCTGTTGAAGTATCTTCAGCATCATTAGTATTTGAGTATAAAGCAGCTTTATTTGTTCTGCTTGAATCCCATAATCCATGATAATAAGTAGCACTTCTTGATTTGACCCAGAGCCAATCTGGTTGAAAACCAACCCCTGTTATGGCTCTTGAAGCGGAACCATTTGCTGTATATAATATTGTATTGAAATGGTCATCTGCTTGTGAAGTAGAATTAGGACCTATTGTTGGTTCAGACAAATTTTCTGTGCATAATGCCAAGTATCCTGATGGGGGAGTGTAATAAAAATCACCTATACCATTTTCGTCTGAATTATTTTGAGCTGTTTTCTGAGCTGCGAAACTAGAGTCTGCACCAAAATTTACATACATTATATTAGTAGTACCCATTACAAAGATAGGAAGTAAGTCAACATTAAAATTTGTACTTAAATTTTCTGTAAACTGTAAACTGTTGTTGTTATAAAATTTAACAGTTCTTGGACTTGAATCTAAATCTACTGCCACACCTATAATTTCTTGATTAAGGAAAGAAGCATAAGTACCTGCTGAACTTCCACTTGTAGTTTCAATATAACTAGCACCATGAGTAGCATAAACCACAACACCAGTTTGTCCATAAGGTGTACTGTCTGTTGTTTGAATTGCATTTAATGATGCAACTCCAATCATTGCGTAATTATTAAAATTATTAGAAGTTACTTCCCAATACCATTTACCACTTTGCATTAAAATAGAACCAAAAGTATTATTATACTCACCATTAGTACCAGCTCCTTTGAGAGCCCCTTTAGTTAAAACTACATTAGTACCATAACCATTTATTAATCCATTCATTGTTGCAAAATTATTCTCAGGACTATCAGCTAATGCACAATCAGATGCAACTATACCATTAGATGTAAAATGATTATCGTTGCCACTTGTATCAGCCCCTATCGTACTAGATGAACCACTGCCAACACTTGTGTTTTTAAACTCTAATCTAAAGCCATTAGTTCCATATGAGCCAGTATATTCTTTAGGAATCCATACACCATTTTTAGTTTCACCAAATGATGTTGGTGTTAACTGTGAACCATCAATAAAATTATATTCAGCTAAATAACCATCTAAGTTAGCAACTCCTGCATTACGACCTATATAGTGTTCAGCAGTTGAATTTATATTTGTATCAGCATCTTGTGAATAATAATTTGTAGCAGCATAACTTTGTTCTTCACCATTTACATATACTTTCAATCTATTTGATGATGTTGATTGAGTGGTGTCTACTGCAAAAACCATATGATACCAAGCAGAAAGATCACGATATTTTGCACTCGTTTCAAGTGCAGGATAACTTGTTTGGTTATCAACTATTCTTATTCTGTTATCAGATGCACTAAATGCTAAAAGTGAATAAGTTGCACTGCTGCCAGTTCTTGCTACAAAAAAACCACTATTAAGTGTGGCTTTACTTGGTTTAAGCCAAAAACTTGCAGTAAATGTTTTTCTATTACTTGCACTAGATGGTGTTCTAGTTAAATAAGCAGTGCTACCAATATCAAATCGCAATGACTGTGTAGCAACACCATTATAAAAATCAGTGTCTTGAAATACTTGTGATGAACCTTTTAAGTTACCAAGAAGTGCCATTAACTAAATGCTTTCTGTACCTTGCCTAATAATATATTACTTGATGATTGCACCACATAAGGTATCATATCTACTGCATTAGCCTCTGTGCTAAGGGTTATACCTGCACCGCCTGCTGTTTCATAATCTGTGCCTAATGATAATGTTCTACTGCCTGTGCCATCTTGTATACAGATAATAAATCCTGATTGCCCTATCACTTCTGTTGTTGGGTTAGCAAATGTTACATTACCTGTGAATGTCAAGATAAAGTTTTGGAACTGACTAAAGTCAAGTGTAACACTACCTGAGTTACTTGTATCTGTGGATGTATCTGCTCCACCTGCTAGTAATGCTAAATCTGCTGCTTTGCTCATCTATTGTCTCCTAACATATTAATGCACCAGTAAAATTTGAATGACCACCAGCAATTTGTGTTTGAGATGCCCCACCAACTTGATAATATTGTATTTTTGCAGTATCACTAGCATCCATATCTTGTATACTACTAACTTGAAAATTGAATCCTGCTGTATCTTCATTTAAAAAACTAGCAGTCGCAAAATAAACATCAACTGTTTCATTGCTTGTTACTAATCTCACATAATAATATGCTGCGGCTGAATCTAAACTATTAAAAAGATATATATTAGTAGTAAACAAATATCTACCTGTTACTGGTGCAGTAAAAATACCATTAGAGGTGTCATAATCTGCGTTTTGGTCAAATCTTTCTGTGCCGAAAACTATATCAATATAAGAGCCAACTGCGAATGTAGAAGCACTTGTAACAGTGGCATTGAAGGCAGGTTGTAATGGTTTGGTTATAATACCATTTTCATCAAAAGACATGGCAGTAGTAGTGCCAAGTGCCGACCCCTTGCCTATAACCAAAGTATCAGCACTGTCATCTAAACCTATATGAAAATCTTGAGCATTGCCATCAAAGACTATCTTTGCATCTTCTGCTCCTGCGTCACCAATAGTAAGAGTCGGTGTTGTACCACCTATGGTCACAGGACTGATTACATTACCTGTTACACCAAGAGTGCCACCTATACTTATGTTACTCTCAAACGTACCACCATTTGCTTTACTTACAGTGTCTGCTACTGAGAATACATCATAGACTACAATCTGTACTGAGTCACTTACGGTAGCACCTGTGTCTAGCACAACGCTTGTGCCTGTAGTTGCAGTGTAGTCAGATGGTATAAGAAGCACACCATTTTGATATACGTCTATGTAAGCACTGTCTGTGTAAGAAAGTGTCTGACTATTGTTGTCACTACCACTGAAGCTCGTTTGCCCTGCTGTGGCAGTATAGTCAAAGACTGTTCTTACTCCATTTGAAGGACTGACTCCTATATATGCCATTTTTTATTCCTTTGGATTATCATCTTTAATTTTCTTAATACGAGCTTTCCAAGCATCTATGTCTTTATATATCTCGTCTAGTTGCTCACCTATATCTCCATAAGCTAACCTACGAGTCATACGAACTTTATTGTTTGCTTCTACAGTATTTCCTGCTTTTTCGTATGATGCTAGTTGCTCATCGGTTGGTTTAGTAAGACCATCTACAGACCATTTGTTTATAAATGCACC